TGATTTAGTTGTTGATGCTGATGAAGTCAATGATGACTTTCGTGTTTGGGGTCCTGCAAATATGTTCGGAGAAAGAGAACTACTTGCAGGTGTAGCACGTAAAGTATTTCCAAAAGACATATACGATGATTGTGTTTATACAATGATGGAAATAAATCACACTTCCGATTTGCGTACTGCACAAGCGGGACCGTGGGATCCTGATGAACTACTTAAAAAGTTTGGATGGGTAGAAGGTGAACACTATAAGTTCAAAGGTAAGACACGCAACGCATTAATTCGTAAAAAGAAAGATGGTACATGGGATACCGTCGCAAGAGGTAAAGCAATTCATAGTGTTCTACTTGGTTACAAGAAAGGTAGATTTACTGGAGAAGTGGAATTAGATGCATGGTCAAAGAAGAATCCAGAAAAACAAAAAGTATTCTTTGACATGAATCATTATGCTGCACAAGCATATGAGTTCATTGCACCGAAAGAATATAAAAATCAAGTTGTGTTTGCAGACAAGTACATTAAGAAAGAACATAGATTGAATGATACAATCTTTACTACGATGTCAGCAAACAAGTATACAGAGAATGATACATCGATGATGGGTTATCATATCGATGCAGGTGATTTGAATTCAAGTCTTACATGCATATCCGTATTTAAAGTTGGTGATTACAAAGGTGCATACTTTATTTTACCACAACATCGTGTCGCAATATCAGTTGGTGATGGTGATGTGTTTGTTGGTGACAGTCGTAAACAACATGGCGTAAGTGAAATTGAAGGACCTGGGACTAGATTGTCCTGTGTCTCTTATTGTGATACTAGGATGGCAAATGTTAAATAACTTCTTTATACCAACATACAAAAGACATGATGCACAAATAACTTTTAATAATCTACCAAAGTCTTGGCAAGATAGAACATTTTTAGTTGTGCAACAAGATGAACAACATCTACATAAAGACTATCCACATATTGTGTTACCCGTTGAGATAACTAAGGTACCAGAGAAACGTGAGTGGATTGCAAAACAAAATCTTGACAAACGATTCGGTGTCTTTGATGATGATCTAAAATTCTTTAAAACAAGAATGCTTAATGATGATTATGAAAAGTCAAAAGTCAAAATGGAAGATAAAGATTTTGATGATCTAGAAGAATTATTGTGTGGTTGGATGGATGAAGGTATTGTGTTTTGTGGTATGGATGTAACATCTAACATACCTGATCGTGAAAAAGAATACAAAGAGATTACTAGACAATGGTCTAACTTTTTCTTTGATGGTCCAAACTTTCCTGCGAATGAATTAGATTGGACTAGTATAAGATACGCAGAAGATTTCCATGTCACACTTCAGTTATTTAAGATGGGTTATAAGAATCGACTAAGTAACAGATATAGAGTTGACCCAGGACCAGTTCAATCAGGTGGTGGATTAACTGATGAAAGAACTATTCAAGCACATAATGAATCTATGCAAAAACTTGCTTTAGCACACCCAGGACTAGTTGCGTTATATGAAAAAGAAACTACCGCTGGTGAGTGGAAAAATACTGCAAAAATAGCAGCAAATATCTCATGGAAAAAGGCATTCAAAGATGCCAATTCGACAACACTAGAAAGTTTCTTTTAAGACAACGCTTGACATAAAGCGGGTTACCATGTATAATAGAATTTAAGTTGGTAAATCAAGAAAGGAAACCCGATGTCAGTTTGGCAACAGTTGTCAAAAGAAGAAGAAATGCATTTTTACACTTCGGTGAATGATGTCATTTCGGCATTTAAATATCACGGTATGCCTGCCGTACTTGATGAGGTATTCAAGGATGCGGCAATTCGGCAACAATTCTACACATACTTGACAAATACAGCAAAATCTGTTAATATAGAAGTCTAAATCAATTTTAGGAACTAAAATGCAGATTACCGCTGAAAGTAAATCACAGCTTGCTAAACTAATGGCAAGCGAAAATCTAACGGTGCAACACCGTAAAACTTCAACCGCATATTTTCTACCTAAAGAGCGTGTCCTAGTATGTCCTATCTGGCAAGATATGGCAGGTGATCTTTATGACCTTTGCATGGGTCATGAGGTTGGTCACGCTTTATATACTCCTGTCGAAGGTTGGCATAATGCTGCTTCGAGCAAAGGCAAAAATTATAAGCACTTCCTAAACATTGTGGAAGATGCACGTATCGAGAAAAAAATCAAACGTAAATATCCAGGGTTAACTCGCCAGTTTACTAGTGCATACAAAAAACTAGTTGACCGTGATTTCTTTGGTATCGAAAAACGTATAGCACCTCTAACATTTATTGACCGCATCAATCTTGAAACAAAGGTTGGTCAATATGTTAATATGAAATTCCAAAACGAAACGGAAAAGCAATTACTTGCTGAAGTAAATGCTCTGGAAACATGGGATGATGTTGTTCGTGTTACAGATAAAATTTGGGAATACTCAAAATCAGAGCAGCAAGAATTGATGGAGGAATGGTACAAGAATAATCCATCATATCCTGTTGGTGATGATGGTGAGGACCTTGATGATGATTCGTTAGAATTCGGTGATGCTGATTTCGATTCTGATGATTTTGATGATGGTGATCTTGATGAAGATGGTCAACCCGATGAATCTGAAAACCAAGAAGATGGTGATGGTTCTGGTGACTATGAAGAAACCAAAGATAGTACACCATCTGAATCTGACAAAAGTTTTCAACCTCGTGCTGAAACCGATGAAAACTATCGCCGTAATGAATTAAAACTTTTGGACGAATCTTCAAAAGAATATGTTTATGTGAGTGTTCCAGCGAAAATCAATCTAAGTCAAATCATTACACCTGCAAAACGTGTACATGAATTGATGATGGAATTCTACACAAACTATTATAACGGAAATGCTCAGGATGCATCAAACGCATACCTTAACGATTTCAAACAAAAGAATGATCGTTACATATCATTGCTTGCAAAAGAATTTGAGATGCGTAAAGCAGCATCTAAGTTTTCCAAAGCAAAAATGTCTGAGACTGGTGATATTGATATTAGTAAAATTTACAAGTATCAAATCGATGATACCATCTTTAAAAAGATGATGCGAGTACCTAAAGGTAAATCACACGGTCTGGTTTTGTTGTTAGATAAATCTGGTTCTATGTCAGATAATATGGCAGCATCGATTGAACAGATTTTGGTGCTTGCATCATTCTGTCGCAAAGTGAGTATTCCATTTGTAGTCTATGGTTTTGGTAATGCTATGGATGCACGTAAGATAGATTTTCCTAATGAAAACTGTTATACCGATGCATGGTTACAAAGTCAGTTTAGCCAAAACATTGGAGAAGTAGCTTTGAAACCAGTATTTCTTCGTGAGTATCTGAATTCAAACATGGGTGCTGCTGAATTTCAAAAGTCTTTCAAAAGTCTTTTGTTGCTTAGAAGTTCATTTTTATCTTCTGGTAGATATTGTAGATTGCCATATCCTCCAAGTGAATCGTTATCCAATACACCTTTGACGGAATCTATCTTTGCATTGAAAGAGGTAGTTGTAGAATTCCGTAAAAAGTATAACTTGGATATTGTGAATACAGTTGTTGTGCATGACGGTGATGCTGATGCAGTTCGTCACCAACATTCAGAATGCAGGACAACAATGATTGTACCAGAACATACTAATTGTTTCTTGGTTGATCGTAAGAATAAATTTCAAGTAAAGATTGATAACTGCCACAATGGTATGCGTGCTGCATCTATGAAATGGTTAACTAAAGTAACTGGAGCAAAAATTCATGGTTTCTTTATTACAGAATCTAATCTGCGCCAATTGCGTTTATCAATTGAAACTAAGTATCAAACCGACGAACTCAAAGAAATTATGAAAATTCAAGATCGTTGGGAACAGAATAGAAAGTTGCAAGAGTATTCCGACAAGTATGCTAAACTTTTGAGAAAGCAAAAATTGTTGGAATGTGAAATAGAAGGGTATGGTAATTTCTTCCTTATCCCAGGCGGTGATGATTTAAAAGTTGCCGACGAAAGTTTGAATGTAAACGGTAAAATTACGACAAGTAAACTTACCAACGCATTTATGAAAATGAACAAGTCTCGGAAGATTAATCGGGTACTTGTATCTAAGTTTATTGGTGGGATAGCGGTATAATTCAAATATCGCTTGACATATATCCCGTATTGTGTTATTATGATGTTTCATTGTGATTAGGAGTTTATATTATGGCAAGTCGTTCAGAGAGCCGTCAGAAGTTTTTGAATGCTGTTATTGCACTCGGTAAAACCGAAGTGACCCGTCCAGAAGTTTTTGCAATCGCTGAGAATATTGGAATCCCAGTACCTCAATGGTTTTTGAAAGAAGATGAATATCGTGCTGGTCGTGGTTTATATCATGTACCACAATTGTCTGCAAAAGTTTTAGCAATGCCTGCTAAGGAAGAACCTGTAATGGAAACTAAGTCTGGTCACCGTATCACAAATGTCACTACTGACCTTGAGACTGAGGACTTAGTACCTAAGGCATATCCAAACTATGTTCCTTTCGGAAACTTTGATGATATTCTTAATATCGTCAAATCAAATTCTTTCTATCCAATTTTCATCACAGGTCAATCTGGTAATGGTAAAACCATGTCAGTTGAACAGGCTTGTGCCAAAGCAAAACGTAAATTCGTTTGCGTATCAATGACACCTGATACCGATGAATCAGATTTGCTTGGTAACTACGTTTTGATTAACGGTCAGATGGAATGGCGTGATGGTCCTGTTACCGTTGCAGCACGACAAGGTGCTGTATTGTGTATTGATGAAATTGACTACGGTGCAAACAATCTTGCATCATTGCAACGTGTTCTAGAAGGTAAACCATTCTTGTTGAAGAAAAAGAATGAACTAGTTGTACCTGCTCCTGGATTTACAGTTGTAGCTACTGCTAATACCAAAGGTAAAGGTTCAGAGGATGGTCGTTACATGTACACCAACGTACTAAACGAAGCATTCCTTGAGCGTTTCATTAACACGATGGAACAAGATTGGCCAACAACTATTATCGAACGCAAGATCATCAAGAAAGAACTTGCTTCGGTTGGTCGTAGTGATGATGAGTTTGCAGAGAAACTTGTTACTTGGGCAGATGTAATTCGTAAAACATTTGCAGAAGGCGGTGTTGACGAAGTGATTTCTACTCGCCGTTTAGTACACATTACTCGCACCTTTGGTGTGTTCGGTAACAAGATGAAGGCAATCGAATTGTGCTTGAATCGCTTTGACATTGATACCAAAACATCTTTCTTAGACTTGTACACTAAGGTTGATGCAGGTGCTAATACCGAAACTATCTTGGCACAAACTCAGGAAGAACCAACACCTGAAACAACTACAGATATACCTTTCTAATCACCATGATTACCAGGGAGAGTATTGACTTACTCTCTCTTTTCGTGTATTATAAACTCTATTGCAGAGAAGGACTGCCTCTGTGATGTTCTCAAAAGTGCAGTCATATTTTATGGAGTATTTGAATGAAGTCAGCTAAACAAAAAGTGCTTGCATACCTATCTAAAGAAGATGGTTACAACACACTAACCCCAAACAAAATGCAATCTCTTTTCGGAATTGCAAATCCATCAGCAACCATCAATGAGTTGCGTAACGATGGTCATGCGATCTATTTCAATAGTCGCATCAACACTAACGGCGAGAAAGTTTCTTTCTACCGTTTAGGCACACCTACTAAACGTATCGTTGCTGCAGGTATTGCTGCGATTCGTGCCCAAGGCGAACGTGCTTTTGCCTAATTTCTAGGCGAAAAATCTGGAGAGTGGAGATATATACTAGTATCTCCCTCTCTTTTTTTTATGGATAAACTATGGAAATACAAGTAAAAATAGATGAATTGAGAAAAAATAAACTATTTGTTGCAACACCTATGTATGGTGGTATGGCAAATGGCTTGTATGTCAAGTCCAGTCTTGATTTGCAAGCAGTCATGTCAAGATACGGAGTTGAAACTAAGTTTTCTTTCCTATTCAATGAATCACTAATCACAAGAGCTAGAAATTATCTAGTAGATGAATTCCTTCGCTCAGATTGCACACACTTACTCTTTATCGATTCTGATATTCATTATGATCCCCGTGATGTCATCGCATTGATGGCGCTTGATAAAGATGTTATTGGTGCTCCTTACCCTAAGAAATCAATCAATTGGGGTAACATCGCAAGTGCTGCTCGCAAGCATCCAAACCTTGATCCTAAAGAACTTGAAACCCTTGTTGGTGAATATGTTTTCAACGTGGTTAAAGGTACATCACAATTCCAAGTTACAGAACCACTTGAAGTGATGGAAATTGGTACAGGGTTCATGATGGTAAAACGTGACGTATTCACAAAGTATGCAGAAGCATATCCAGAGTATCGTTACAAACCAGATCATGTTGGTCAAGCACACTTTGATGGATCAAGATACATTCATGCATATTTTGATACAGTCATTGATCCTGAATCTGAGCGTTACTTGTCAGAGGATTACATGTTCTGTCAATGGTGGCGTAAAATCGGTGGACAGATTTTCCTCTGCCCATGGATGAAAACGCAACACATCGGTACCTATGCTTTCTCTGGTAACATGCCAAAGGTAGCGGAACTAACCGGTAAACTGTAATGGAACAGATTGGTCGTAAGTTTGATGGAGAGAAACTAGAGTATGGTTTATTGCCACCGCTTGCACTAAAGGCCACAGTTGACGTATTGACGTTTGGTGCAAGGAAGTATGAACGAGGTAATTGGAAGTACGTTCCTGAATCCAAACGAAGATACTTTGACGCATTGCATCGGCACATATGGGCATGGAAGGAAGGTGAACAACTAGATCCAGAATCTGGTAAACATCATCTAGCACATGCCATATGTTGCTTGATGTTTATGTATGAACATGATATACTCTATTCTATTGATGACAATTTTAATCATGAGGTAAAAAATGAAACTATCCAAAGAGACAATTGAAGTTCTTAAAAACTACGGTGCTATCAATCAAGGTATGTACTTCCGTCAAGGTAAGTTTTTAAAGACTGTCAATTCCCACAAAAACATTCTAACAAGCGCACAAATTGACGAGGACATTCCAGTTAATTTCGGCGTGTATGATATCAACAACTTCCTAAGTGTTATATCACTTGATGAATCACCAGAGTTTGAATTTAGTTCAAATGATGTTAAGATCAAGTGTAAAGGTGGTCGTAGTACAATCAAGTATGGATTCTGTCAACCAGACTTAATCGTTTGTGCTCCAGAAAAAGACTTGGTAATGCCTGATCCAGAAATTCAATTCAATCTTTCACAGGATGACTTGAAGTGGATTCTACGTAGTGCAAGTGTATTGGCTACACCGCAAGTTGTTGTTGAATCTGATGGTGCAGATATCAATGTTACTGCAACTGATCTTTCTAATGATTCTACCAATGTCAATACTCTACGAGTTGGTGACGGTAATGGTAGTTCATACAAAATGATTTTCAAGGCTGAGTTCCTTGAGAAACTTATGTCTGGTAATTACGAAGTGAAGATTTCTTCCAAAGGTATCTCTCATTTCAAAAATACTGGTCGTAAGATTGAATACTGGATTACTACTGAAACTGGTAGTAAATTTACTGCATCCTAATAGGACACTTATATTATGAAACAATTCTTTACTTCTAAAGAAGAATACATTGCTGTTCTCCAAACAGAAATGGAAACATTGTTGCGTTATTACTTTAATCCAAGTACAGAAGGAACAGGACACTACAACACAGCAGCAAGTGTCCTGTCCGAAAGAATTAAAGAATTACAAGCGCAAGTTTAAATTATGATTTTTGTGAAAGGTTCTAATGGAACATATATTATGGACAGAGAAGTATCGTCCTCAAACGATAGAAAACTGTATCCTACCAGAACGTCTGAAAAAACCATTTCAGGAATACGTCAATCAAAAGACTATTCCAAATCTTCTATTGAGTGGTGGACCAGGAGTCGGAAAGACAACTGTAGCCAAAGCAATGTGCAACGAGATAGGATGCGATTACCTAGTAATCAATGGTTCTGACGAATCTGGTATTGATACATTCCGCACTAAAATAAAGCACTACGCTTCTTCTATGTCATTTGATGGTAATCGTAAGGTTATCATCATTGACGAAGCGGATTATCTAAATCCCAATTCTACACAACCTGCTCTACGTAATGCGATTGAAGAATTCGCAAGTAACTGTTCTTTCATCTTTACTTGTAATTTCAAGAATCGTATCATTGATCCGTTGCACTCACGGTGTGCGGTGATTGATTTCGGTTTGAAGAATGGTGAGAAAGAAAAGATGGCTGCACAGTTTTTCAAGCGAATTCAGGAGATTTTGCAAAGTGAAAAAATCGAGTTCGACAAGGCAGTTGTTGCCGAGTTGGTGAAGAAACACTTTCCAGACTTTCGTCGTGTCGTTAATGAACTGCAAAGGTATTCAAAGTTTGGTGAGATCAATCAAGGTATCCTTGCACAGATATCATCAACTAAAATTTCTGATATCGTAAAACACATTGCTGCAAAAGACTTTGGTTCTATTCGCAAGTGGGCAGCGACAGAAGATATCGATCCTACTACAGTTTTCAGAATGATCTATGATAACATGTATGACGTATTGAAACCAAATTCTATTCCCAAGGCAGTTTGTATTCTTGCTGACTACCAGTACAAGAATGCTTTCGTTGCGGATCCAGAAATCAATATGGTTGCATGTTTGACTGAACTAATGGTTGAATGTGAATTCCAATAATCATGGATGATAAGTCAATCTTCATTGAAAATCTGTTACGTGCTTCTGGTGGATCTGGTTTAAGTAAAGAAGAATTAACGATTGCATTTAATTCAATTAAAAACATTCGTTCATTTGCGTATATGCTATCAAAGGCATACGAATTAAATCAAGATAAGTGGTTGACATGTAATGAAATATTTGATGAAGATCATGATGAAGTTTGGTCAGTTTGGCATCATATAGATGAAAAATATTCCACAGATTGGGGTTTCCCTAAGAAACAAACAGGATGTTACATCTATGGATTTTTTACAGAGAAACCAGAAGGAATTGCAAATCCATTATGTCAACATGTGTTTTACATAGGACAGAGTAGATCGATTACCAGAGATGGTATGATAAACAGAAAATCAGACTTCAAAGGTTCAGTAAAAAATGACATAATAACTCAGCATGGCGGTGGTTTTCTTTTTAAACAGAAGTATGGTAAAGACAATATTGATAAGGTATATCAAGCATACTTACCACTTCAACCATATAAGTGCAGAGACAAAGAAGCCGAACTGTTAGTTAATTATTTCAAAAAATATGGAAAACTACCAGACTGTAATCATGAGACTGATTATAGTAGAATAAAAAAACTATCAGAACAAAACACTTTGGATATATTTTATAATGAGTAACCCTTTTGATTATGTTAAAGAGATTCTTCAAGGCAAGAAGAATCTTATCAAAGATGCAGAGACAGAAAAAGATTATGTTCCATATCTGGTAAATCGCAGTCTTTCGTACTATTATGATTGTGTCATGTGGTCAAATGAGATGAATATTCGTCCATCTACAGACAAAAAGATGCAATTTGACTTTTTACTAAATACTGTACGGTCAACGAAAAGACCATTTGCTAAGTGGATTAAGCGTGAATCAAGTGAAGATATAGAATGTTTGAAGATACTTTATGGATATTCAAATCAAAAAGCCCTTGAAGCTCTACGCCTACTTAGTGATGAACAAATCCAAGAACTAAAAGAAAAAACCCGAAAGGGTGGATTAAGGAAATGATATGGCTGATATTTCTAAATTTGTTGAAGTCGAACTAGGTGAAGAAGATGACTTTCTGAAGG